ATATTAAAACTGGCAAGAATGGGAAGCTACCAAAGCCAGACTTCAACCTAAAGCAAACGAAGGGTAGTACTACACAGGAGTAGTGGAATTGCAAACCTAATTAACCTGTTAAAATTAGGTATCTGAATAACTCTGAAGGCTTTGACGAAGTATGAGTATTTGGATGGGTAGCGTAGGGCTACCTATATCCTCTAACAACTGAAACTTTTCTAAAGTATAAATAATTATATAAATAATATATATTAATATAATATTATAAATAAAAAAAAATATAATAATATAATATATGAAATTAGATATTAAAATAAAACAACACGAAGGTTCTGATGAGTTTTATGATATTAAACTTTATACTTATAAAGAAGTTATAGAAACTAAAGTAGACAAAGAGAACCTACGTTATTTGATAGGAAAAATAGATAACACTATTATACCTTGAAAAAAAGAAAAAAAAGCCGTAAGCAGCTTATAATAGCTTTAGATAGGGTATTTTCTAAATACATTCGTACTAAAAATTTAAGGGACAATTTAGTTGAGTGTGTTACTTGTAAAAGAAGATACCCACTAAAGTCTATACAAGCAGGACACTTTATGTCCAGAAGACATTATGCTACCAGATGGGATGAGGAAAATGTTTATCCACAATGTTACGGATGTAATGTTATGCAACAAGGTCAACAGTATTTGTTCTCAAAGTTTATAGATGAAAAGTACGGAGAAGGATATTCAGATGTTCTACTTTTTAAATCACGAGAAACTGTAAAGTTTTCTGACTTTGAATTAGAAGAAATGATAGAGGGCTATAAAAACAAGCTAAAAGATTTGGAAAAGAACTTAAATTGACTATATTTGTAGTGTTAAGGACTTTGAATAAAAGTTTTTTTTCATAATTAATTTGAAGTAGTTTAGTGTTAAGGGAAGGGGAAGTTTAAACGCTTCCTCTTTTTTTTTGAAATAATTTGTTTATAATTAAAATTTATTTTTTATATTTGACTATCACTAAATTAATAATTATGGAAAAACGATTTACTTACCTACTTGGATTATCCAAGCACACCGAAAACTATTTAATGCACAATGAACTTAAGGAACTAAAAAAAGACATCCTTAAATTTCCTATGCTTCGAGTGGAGGCAATGGAAAGACGCATTAAAGAACTGGAACAAGACAATGAATTATTAACCGCTAAACTACAAGCTTTAAAAAACTATTATGGACAAGACTAAACTACGAGAACTTTATCAGAAGTACGATTTACAACCTGCTGATTTTTTTAAACATCAACACTACACAATCATTACACGACAAGGTATCGAAAAGATTATTGCAGCAGAGCAATTTGATATTCGATATGATGTAATAAGATGTGAACCAGACTACGCAGTATTTAAAGCCACTATTACAAAAGATGGTGCTTATTTAGAAACCTTTGGTTCTGCTAAATATGGGGACTTTAAAAACGGAACAACTAATAGTTGGTATGTGGCAGAGATGGCAGAAAAAAGAGCGATGTCAAGAGCAGCTTTAAAGATGTCTGGCTTTTATCAATTAGGAGTCTTTGGAGAAGATGAATCTGAAAGCTTTAAGAAAAATGGATAAGTATACTGTTAAGAAGTTATTTAGAGGACACTATCAAGTTTTAGACGATAGAGGCGAGTCCTTGTTTAAAGGTAGCATATCTGATTGTTATGCTTGGTTAAGAATAATAGACATTAATATTTTAGAAGAGTAAAATGGAATATAGCGAATGTTGCGGTGCAAGTAGATGGTTTGATGAATCAGACATCTGTTCTCAATGTAAAGAACACACCGATTTTTATACAGAAGAATAATTTTAAGAGTAATTAATTAAATATTTAAAAATGAGTGCAATTGTAAACTTTAGTTTAGACCTTACTAAACTACCAAAAGACAAAATGATTAAAGGAAAGAAAGGAACTTACATTAACCTTTCTTTAAACCTAAACGACCAAACAAATCAATTTGGAAGTAACGCTTCTGTTGTGGTTTCTCAATCAAAAGAAGAAAGAGAAGCTAAACAAGACAGAGTATATGTAGGAAACGGAAAGGTAATATGGACAGATGGAACTATTAAGACTGCCACTAATGACAATGCACCTGCTCTGACAAGTGCGGCACAAAGTCCTGATAGAGATGAGGACTTACCATTCTAATTAGAGGGGGGCTATATGCCCCCTTTTTTTTTGATTATTTTTTTTATATTTACCACTATACTACACACTATGCTAATTGATTATTTAAAAGAACTACAACACCTTAACAAAATAAGAACTGGTGAAATAAAAGAAGGATTAAAGTTAGGAATACCAGAGATAGATGAATTTTTTAGATTTAAAAGCGGTAATTTCAATGTAATACTTGGACAGGCTAATGTTGGTAAAACTTCTATGGCTTTGTTTTTAATGCTTTTATACTCTTTAAGACACAATATTAAATGGGTAGTTTTTTCAAGCGAGAACGAACCTTATTCTATTATTAGAAAACTAATGGAATATCTACTTGCAGAACCTATCAATAAAATGTCTGAAGAAACTTATAAGTATGGCACTCAAGTAATTGGTAATTATTTTAAATTTATTAGTCCTGAAAAACTTTACACTTATAAGGATTTGATTAGGTTGGCAGAGAGTTATAAAGCAGCTTGGGACTATCAAGGGATGTTAATTGACCCTTATAATAGTTTAATTAAAGACGCAGAAATGTCAAAGACAATAGATGGACATAGTTACGATTACCAAGCTATGACAGAGTTAAGACAATTTTGTAAACGAAACGATATAAGCTTGTGGTTAAATGTTCACGCAGTTACAAGTGCTATAAGAATGAAGCATCCAATAGGACACGAATATGCAGGATATGGAATGCCACCAAGTGCAGGAGATGTCGAAGGAGGGGCGAAGTTTATCAATAGAGCGGATGACTTCTTAACTTTTCACAGGTACACCCAGCACCCAAGCGACTGGAATGTAACGCATATGCATATAAGAAAAACAAAAGAAACAGAAAGCGGAGGTAGACCTACACCTTTAGATAATCCAATAAGATTAAAGTCTGTTTTAAATAATGTAGGCTTTGAAATAGATGGTGAAAACATCTTAAAGAAAATAGTATATAATAAACAAGAACAAAAATTTGCACAAGCTAACTTAAGAAAAGCGTGAAAACAGTAAATAGTTTAAGTGGCGGAAAGACATCAAGTTACATATCGGCTAATTATCCAGCCGATTATGATGTATTTGCATTGGTTCGTACAGACGATAAAAATTGTTTGTTCCCAGATAAAAAATTAAGACAAGAAGTAAGTGATAGAATTGGAACTGAATTTATAGGAACGCTTGAAGATGATACTATAATATACACTATTCTTGATTTGGAGCAGTATATCGGTAGAAAAATAACTTGGGTAAGCGGTAAAACTTTTGATGAGGTTTTGAAGAGAAATAGAAACGGTAAAAAAGTAATTTATTTGCCAAACCCAACGATGAGGTTTTGTACAACAGAAATGAAATTACAACCTATATTTGATTGGTGGCAAAAAAACATTAGTGAGCCAGTAGAAATGCGTATCGGCTTTAGGGCTAATGAAATGACAAGGGCTAATAATATGTTGTTAAAATGTAATGACAATGGATTGCTTGAAATGAAGGCGATAGTCGGAAAGAGAAAATCACAAAATAAATGGGCGGATATAGAATGGCAAAAGCCAAAATTTCCTTTAATACACGATGGCATTTTTAAAGATATTGTAGAGCAATACTGGAAAGACAAACCAATAAGATTTGCTTATATGAATAACTGCATAGGGTGTTTTCATCGTGAGGTACATTTATTAAAAAAAATGCAACAAATGCATCCTAATAAATTTGATTGGTTTGTGAAGATGGAAAACAAGAGTAAAGAAGATTATAATAATCGTTCTTGGAATATGAAGATTGATTATTCTAAAATAAAAAATTGGTTGCCCCAAACTGAATTATTTGACGATGACTTTAACGAATGCGATAGTGGCTATTGCGGATTATAACTTATGGACTGGGAATTAAGATTTATATTTAGTTTACCACACCAAAGGGTGTGTTTAGGATGGGAGGTTCTTTACCCCACAGAGGAATTTCCTTATCAGACTTTAAAACTGTATCTTTTATTATTAACGATTGAACTTGACCTATAAATGCTTCAAATCTTATCACGACATCACGACTTATGGTTAGCGTATGTTATTAGTTTTACTGTTAATCCTGATACTGCAAAAGATATAGTACAGGAATTTTATCTTAAAATGTCAGATTATGACAAGGATATTATGATAGGCGAAAAGATTAATTTCTATTTCGTCTATTTGGTTTTAAGGAATATGGACTTTGATATAAATAAAAAAGAAAAACGATTCTACTTTACTGAAGAAATACCTTCCATAGAAGACGATGAATACATAGAACAAGACGATTCTAAAAGTCATCATATAACAAACTGGTTAAACGACCATAATCTTGAGGAATTAAATTTAGATAACATAGAAAACCTTAAAAACATCTATAACGCTTGTGTATTTAACGAAATATTTATAGAAGGTAAAAGCATAGCAGAACTATCCAGAGAAACCACTATAAGCTATTATTCGCTTTACAACACCGTCAAGATAATTAAGAACGAAATAAAAAGTAATTATGAAACTTGGAACAACTTTAGAGAAGATATTTAAGCTTATAGGAATAGCTTGGTTAGTTAAAAAGCTATGGGGGAAGGACTGCGGATGTGAAGAACGCAAACAAAAGTTAGATAATATTAAAGTATTTCGAAAATGAAACAAGAAAACTATGATTACTGGACTCAATTTAGAGCGGTAAAAAGCAACGACTTAACTAAAGCCGATAGAGAACTTATCGTTAAGATATTTGCAGAGGAACTAAACGAAAGAATAAAAGTAGACTGCGGATGTAGTGGTAAGGTCTGGCAAGAACGAATCAATAAAATAAACGAACTTTATGACAAAGGATGATACTGATAAATATGAAAAAACTATTTGCTTATGGTTAAATGGATTTTTAGATTTTAAATTAGACTGGGTAGGTGAAGAAAACACCTTTTACGATTTAATCGGCAAAACACCAAAAGGGAATAAGTGTGTTATAGAGATTAAAGTAAGAAAGAAATACTACAAGGACAAAATGCTTGAGAAGTACAAATATGACAAGCTGATGTCTTTACCTGACGATGTAGTTAAGCTATATTATGTAAACGACCCTAAAGGTTCATATATCTATTGGCTTAATGATATTAAGATTCCTAAACTTGAATCCATAAAATGTCCTACTACTACGATGTGGTCTAAAGAACGCAAAGATAAAGAAGTTTATTTATTACCTGAACGCTTGGCTTCTATTGTTGAGTATGCCACATTACATAAACCTGAAGATTTTAAATACTAAAAAAAAATAATTAACTTTTTTGTTAATTAGAAAATAATGTTTATCTTTGGGTATCATTAACACTAAAACTATGAAACGACTTGCAAAATTATTTATGAAGATTCAATGGACATTCTTTGCTTTGTCTTTTGCCTATTTGACTTTTCAATTACTAACTATTTTAAGTGAAGTATTATGAAAGTACAAGGAACTTACCAACACGAAGAAGGGCTTACATTTGATTATGTAGCTTATGTAGACAAAGGCGATAAAGGGGATTACTACACACCACCTTCACCTGATTATATTGAAATAGATTTTATAGGATTCTTACCTGACACAAATTTAGGTGAGTGCTTAAGAGATGAAGTCTTTGAAGCAATTAGGGAACAGATACAAGAAGACTTATGAATACCTTACATTCATATATCTTTTTAAACTCTACTAAATATGTTTTAGATGTTCTGGACAAGTGGCATAAAAAAAAACCAGACAATGTGGAACTTCAGAACTTAATCAAATCTATTGGGTATATTATAGAACACACAAATATGATTGAGATGGAAAGACAACTTTATAAAGACCATTTCAATTTATTAAGCGAAGAACATTTAAAACTTAAAAACGAACTTAACGAGATTTGGAATGCGAAAAAATAGAATCACACAACAACAAAGAATAGCTAACATAGAAAAAACACTTTATGTACTGGCTTTAAGATTAGAACAACTCACTAAACAAATTCAAAATGACTCACAAAGTACTACCAACACAGATTCACACGATAACCAACAAGAAGGGGGTAGTTAAGGTTTACACCGAACAAGAATACCAGCACCTCGCGTGGTGGGAATTAATAAAGCATAAATACAATTTGTAATGAAAAAAAAAGAACTAATGTTTAGAGACCCTGTCGTGGAGCGGGTCGTGGATAAATTTTTAAATCGTTCAGATGTTGGCTTTAAAAAATACGGCATTACAATGGATGATGATAATTCTAAATTAAATGAGTGGTTAAATCATTTACAGGAAGAATTAATGGACGCTATTTTATATATACAAAAAACAAAAGAAAAGCTATGAGCGCGTTTGAGTATGATTATAAAAATCTTTTATTTGAGTGTTTAAATAGCGGAGAATTAACGGATAATAGAACCGGGATAAAGACCCTAAAGTTATTTAATAAAACCTTAAACATTGATTTGACTGAAGGATTTCCTATAGTAACGGGTAAAAAAATATTTTTTGAAAAAGCTTTGGCTGAATTTAATTGGATGTATGAGGGTAAAACTGATTTAAAATATTTGCATAAACATAATATAAGATGGTGGGATGATTTTGCGATAGATAATGAATTAGGTAAAGTTTATGGTTATCAAATAAAAAAATATAATGGGTATTTTAATCAAATAAAATATGCGATAAATCAAATAAAAAATAATTCGCGTAGAGCTATTATAAGTTTATGGAATCCTTGCGATTTACAAGAGCAATCATTGCCTTGTTGTTTTACTCAATTTAATTTTGTAAGAGTAAATAATGATTTGAATATGACAATGACCTTTAGGAGTTCGGATTTATTTTTAGGTTTGCCTTATGATATTATAGTAGGCGCATTATTTTTAATTACAATAGCTAAAGAATGTAAGTTGAATTTTAAAGTATTAGGAATAAATATATCAGACGCTCATATTTATCAAAATCATATTGAACAGGTCAATAAGTATTGTGCTAATAAAACACATTCTTTACCTTTTTTAACCGGCAAATATGGTTCGTATTTATTAAACAATTATATTAGTGAAAAGTATATTAAAGCAAAACTTGTAAAATGACCTATTATGTATATTATATTCCGGATGTTAAAATAGGATGTACAAATAATTTAAAACGTCGAGTAGAAAAACAACAGGGATATAAAAACTATAAAATATTAGCCGCAACAAATTGTTTAAAAACGGCGTCTTCTCTTGAAAAATATTATCAAGAAAAATATAACTATAAAATAGATAACAAAACGTATGAACAATTAATACTTGAAAAAATGATACACGTAAGCAAAGACACAATAACATTTAAAAATAGTAAAGAAAAAACATTAGCTGGATTTACTTTCCCTTCTTTTTTAGAAGTAGATAGCGAGATTATAAATTTTTCTAATGATTTAATTAGCTGGATTAAAAAAAATAATTTTAAATCACAATACAATGAAGAGCGATACGTATATAAGCAATCGCTATTAAATTTTTATTTTTCAAAAAATGAATCAATTTATGATAAAATAAGAGTATGGGCTAAAGACAGAGGATTGTATAATGCTGGCGATTCTAAAACGCAATTTGTTAAGCTATCAGAAGAAATGGGGGAATTAGCTCAAGGTATACTGAAAAAAGATAAACCAGAAATCACCGATGCCATTGGTGATTTAGTTGTAGTATTAACAAATTTAGCTCATCTTGAGGGGCTTAAAATTGAAGATTGTGTTGCTTCGGCTTATAACGTGATTAAAAATAGAACAGGTAAAATGTCTAACGGTACATTTATTAAAGACAAATGATATTATTATTTGACATAGATAGTTTGCTTTATTCAGCTTGTTATAATGTAGATTCGCCTGAAGAAGCAATGTTTAAATTTGATGAGTTCTTTCAAAAGACTATAAACGACCTGGGGGAGTTTTACGAAATTGAGGAAGTAATTCCTTTTGGGCTATCTAAAAACAACTTTAGAAAATACATAACAAAGACCTACAAAGCAAATAGAACAAGCGAAAAACCACAGTACTTTAATGTACTATGCAAGTATGTTGAGAAGTATTACGAACCAGAGATAGCTAACGGATGTGAAACCGATGACCTGGTGGCAATATTTAGAGAAAAGATAGGGCACGAAAATTGTGTTATAGTTTCAATCGACAAAGACTACAATCAGTTTGAAGGTAAAATTTACAACTACAACAAAAAGCAATTTATTACCCTGTCTAAAGAAGATGCGCTATATAACTTCTATGAGCAAATGATAGTGGGGGATACCGCAGATAATGTAAACTTCTGCAAGGGATACGGAAAAGCATACGCTAAAAAGCTATTTAAAGGCGTTTCTACGGACTTTGGATACAAGAAGAAGGTCTTAGGTTTATTTAAGGAAATATACCGCTCAAAAGGACGAGAACGTTTTATACAATGTTATCACTTATTAAAACTTGGATATAGATAATGGACACACGACAAAAATTAGCAGAAATGAAAGAAGATAAACAAACCTATTCAGATGCAATAGTAGAAGGACTTATAGAAGAATATCGATTAAGGTCACTCAAAGGAATCGCTAAATACAGAACCACTTTAGAAGATAATCAGTTAAGCCTTAATCAATGGTTACAACACGCTAAAGAAGAAGCTATGGATATGGCACTATATTTACACAAAGCACAAAAACAACTTAATGGATGAATACGAATTCTGGGAACACGACTACAACTGGGACAACCCAGATAAACTACCAAAACAAACAAATACAAGTAAATGAAGATAACTTCAGGGTATTTTGGATAAGAGGAATAAATCCTATAACAATGATAAAAGACTACTAAATGGAAAAAGAAATACAAGAACAAATCATAGGTGTAATTGAAAGACTACACCAAGCGAAGATAACCACTAAAAACAGAAAGCGAAGTAATGTAACCGCTAGAGCGGTATATGCTAAACTATGCAAAGACATATTTCCTTATCTAACTTTAAGTAAAATAGCAGAACCTATTAATAGAGACCACGCAACTATTATACATATCTTTAAAATGATAGATAATCACTTAAAGAACGATAACGAATATATTAACCTATATAAGAAAGCGTCTGTAATAATAAACAAAGACATAGTAGCCACTCAAAACGTAAAGGAAATATCTTATCTTGAGAGTTTAGAAGAAAGACTTATTAGAATGTCTAACGCTCTTATAGAAAAAAACAAACAAATAGAAGAACTCAAAGGACAAAGAACTTCGGACAAATACGAGCCATTCCACAAGATACCAGACGAGTTATTCGAAACCTTTATAGAAACAAGACTAGAACCTTTTTTAAAACTTAATTATGCCATTACCTAAAAGAACACCAACAGAAACCAGAGATAAGTTTATGGAAAGATGTATGTCTAATCCTGTAATAAAAAGAGAATTTCCTGAAATACAACAAAGAAGGGCAGTTTGTGCAGTACAATGGAAAAAACAATAGTATACTCTTACAAACAAATTAAAACATAAGCCTATAATGAAACAAAACCAATACAAATTGTATCATTAAATAAACATTAAGATGACAAAACAAAACCTAATAGAAACACTTGAGGAGTTAAGGTTCTTAATAATACAAGGACATAAACTACCACAAGCAATAGACTTTATTATTGACGATTTAAAAAAGAAGAAATGAGAGAAAAGTTTATGGAAAGATGTATGTCTGATGAAGTAATGAAAAGAGAATTTCCAGACAAAACACAAAGACTTGCGGTATGTGCGGTTCAATGGAAAAAACAATAGATTATGAGAACAAATAAACAATACGAATACTCGGCTAAAGCAGTTTTTTATTCTATGCTTATAGGGGTAATCATTATTTTAATTAGCGCAATAGTAGGATAAAATAGAAAATAAATCGTTTTATAAGTACATAGAGAAAACATAGAAATATGGCTAACGAAGAAAATCTAATACCTTATAAAAAAGGACAAAGCGGAAATCCTAATGGCAGACCTAAAGGTTCAAAGAACAGAAGCACCATAGCAAAGAAGTGGCTACAAGTAATTCAAGAAACAAAGAATCCTTTAACTTTAGAATCGGAAGAATTAAGCCAAGAAGACCTAATCACTTTAGCACTAATTAAGAAGGCTGCTGATGGTGATGTAAACGCATATAAAGCGTTAATGGATAGTGGCTATGGTTCACCTGTTCAGCAAGTAGAACAAACTATTTTAGAGCAACCTTTATTTCCAGATGTTCCAAAGGACAACAGCGACAAATAAAATACTCGACCTAAAAAAGCGTATTAAGATTATTCAAGGTGGAACTTCGTCTTCAAAGACATTTTCCATCTTGGCTATTTTAATAGACAAAGCTATTAAGAATCCAGACTTGGAGATAAGTGTAGTGGCGGAGTCTATTCCACATCTTCGTAGAGGTGCGTTTAAAGACTTTCTTAAAATCCTCAAGTGGACAAATAGATACCAAGAAGACCAACTAAACAAATCACTTTTAAAGTACCAATTCAAGAACGGAAGTTATATTGAGTTCTTTAGTGCTGATGACTCAAGTAAGTTAAGGGGTGCAAGAAGGGACATACTCTTTTTAAACGAAGCTAACGCAATAACTTTAGACGCTTATAACGAATTAGCTATTCGTACTAAAAAGTCTATCTACATTGACTTTAATCCTTCTAATGAGTTCTGGGCGCACACCGAACTAATCAACCAAGAAGATTCCGACTTTATTATTCTTACCTACAAAGACAACGAAGCGCTTGACAAGGGAATAGTAGAACAAATAGAAAAGAACAAAGAGAAAGCCAAGACTTCTTCTTATTGGGCAAATTGGTGGAATGTTTACGGACTTGGTCAGATAGGTTCTTTAGAGGGTGTTATCTTTTCTAATTGGCAACAAATCGACACTATACCACCTGAAGCAAAACTTGTAGGTTTAGGGTTAGACTTTGGCTACACTAATGACCCTACCGCTATTGTTGAGGTTTATAGTTGGAACGGAAAAAGAATAGTCAATGAATTAGTATATCGAACCAAGATGCTAAATTCAGACATCGCAAAAGAACTGCCTAAAGGCACTATTATCTATGCGGATTCAGCAGAACCTAAATCTATCGATGAAATAAGAAGGTATGGTATCTCAATAAAAGGCGTAACAAAAGGAAGGGACTCTATCAATTATGGGATAGACATAATGCAAACACAAGACTACCTAATCACAAAGAATAGTCAGAATCTAATCAAAGAATTTAGGGCGTATTGTTGGGACACTAACAAAGTAGGTCAAAGACTAAACAAACCAATAGACAACTACAATCACGCTATTGACGCATTGCGTTATCACGAGATGGAAAGTTTAGGCTTAAAAGCCAACTACGGAAAGTACGCAGTTCGTTAAAAAATCAAAATAAAATCGTTTTATAGTTATGGAAGTTAAGATAACAGTACCAGATAGTCTTAAGGATATTCCTTTACACAAGTACCAAAGATTTCAAAAGGTATTGGATGTAAACAAGGATGCGTCTTTAGATGACTTATTTATTCAAGAAAAAATCTTACAGATATTCTGTGATTTACCTTTAAGTGATGCGCTTAAGTATCGTAAGTCTGACATAGACAGAATCACGGAAATGGTAGCACAAACACTTGAGCAGAAACCTAATTTAGTTTTAAGCTTTAAGATAGGGGATACAGAGTTTGGGTTTATTCCTAAACTTGAGGATATGACCTTTGGTGAGTATATCGATTTAGACAACAGTATAGGCGATATTCAGAACCTACACAAAGCTATGGCGGTTTTATACAGACCAATAAAACAAAAGATAAAAGACAAGTACTTAATCGAAGAATACAGAGGGGACAACTATCACGAAGCAATGAAACACACGCCAATGGATGCGGTAGTTAGTTCTATGCTTTTTTTTTGGAATTTAGGAATCGAGTTGTCGAAAGCTATGATAGCTTATTTACAGGAGGGGGAGGACTTGACTCCAGAGCAAACTTCGGTGCTAAATGGGGCTGGTATCAATCTGTCTACGCTCTTGCCGATGGAGATGTTACCAAGTTTGAAGAAATAACGGAACTAAATATGAATACTTGTTTATTGATGCTTACGTTTAAAAAAGAAAAAGCTGACATAGAAGCACAAGAATTAAAAAGAAAGATGCGATGACATACAGAGGGATTCAATCGTTTTACGACTTAACCACCAAAATAAAAGACATCCTACAAGCGGATGAAAATACCAATACGGTAACCTTTGGTGATATTACAGAAGTAGACTTAAACAAGCAGACTATTTTTCCTTTATCGCATATAATGATAAACAACGTTACGGATAATGGACAGACTTTATCGTATAATATTTCAGTTATGGCTATGGACTTGGTGGATACAAGTAAAGACGCAACGACTGATATATTTGTTGGAAACGATAATAGGCAAGATGTACTAAACACACAAT